AAGACGAAAGTTGATCCTCTTTATGATTATCAGGACATTTTAAAACCAGAGTTCATCAAAGGTTTCTTTAACTATTTTGGACTTGACAAATTCCGATCGGAGATATCTAGATATAAAATAAATCCGTTCTTTCAATCCTCTCATGGTGGTCCAAATGGATCTCCTGCTTGACTTCACTTTTCTGCTGACAGGCTGGCTCTTTTTGAGCCTAATGAGGAGACTACCCTTCTTAGGGAGTCTATCGTGAGACTTGCTGAGATTCAAAATATGCCTGGTGTGATAAGTGAGTTAACAGGTGTGGATGCAATTAATGATCCGTATTTGGAAAACTTACGTAAGACTCTAACCAAGCCAGCTATTCACTCACGTCTAGTCTTTCTTCAAGACAAGTCTGGTAAAACCCGGATTGTTGCGGAGGTAGATTCCTATACACAAACAGTCGTAAAGGAGATACATCACTATTTACAACGATGTTGTTTTAAGATCCCCATGGATTACTCCATGAGGCAGACCAAAGGTCGTAAGTATATCTTAGATTTAACATCCGGTTATGGTCTCTGATTGAACAGTTATGACCTTAAGAGCGCCACCGACAGGTTTCCTGCGGCCTTTATTAAGGAGCTCCTTGTGAGTTTTCTTGGTGAAGAAGTCGCGAGTCTTTGATATATCGTTATGACCAGACGAACATTTCACTATACTACACATACTAAGAAGTGGACATTAGTAAATGGAGTGTGAAAACGTGTTAGTGAAGAGATTCACCAAACCTGCAATTACACAGTAGGGTGCCCCATGGGTATGCTATCATGCTTTGCAGCATTTTCTCTAGCACACCACTTCATAGTCTACTTTTGTTCATGGACTAGTGGGTGTAAGAAATTGTTTACACGTTATGCGATAATTGGTGATGATATATGTATTGCCAATCAAAATTTATCTGATATTTATATTCAGGTAATGACTCATACCTTAGGTGTACAAATCTCTTGAGATAAGTCCATAATGGGAGATCGTACGGCAGAGTTTGCTAAGATGGTAGTTAATAAAGGGCAGATTTACACTAGTATCCCGTGAAAACTAATTAAGCTTTCTGGTCAATATAGTGGAATTACACTTCAGTTGATTCGTGACCTCGTTACTCGATATGGGTATGGGATAGATACACGCGCTTGTTTTTGCGTTGGATCTCCTCAAACTCGAAGAAACTCAAAACTACTTGCAGCATGCGGTATCTTTTTCCGTGTAACTAAGGGTGGTTCTGATCTTAAAGTCGTAGATTTCGAGGGGCACAACAGTGAGCTTCACCCTAAACATAAAAATAAGAATTTTAAGGGAAGTGACATATTGTTCCCATGGAACAATTTATTCCAATGAATGTATCCCACTTGGGAAGAGAAAGTTCAAATTTGGTATTATTTATATCGAGTCCCTTTCACTGAGCTTAAGTTAACTACCAAACAAGGAGTTCGGAAGTTCTGTCTAAACTTGATTGAACGTCACTCGCGAAACTATGATGTAGATTATGAATCTTATATAACCTACACGGGCCACTTCGGAAAAGCTTTCCTAGATGACCGATGCACCTTACCGCTTAAGTTACCACCTGAGTGGAAACACATATCTTCAATGGAACCTTCTTTACAAGTTAAGTATAATCCTGTTAATAATGTTGTAGCCTATTGTATACGGTTAACTCAACTTTTCAATACCTTGACAAAATTTGGTACCTACTCGTTAGAGACCCGATTACGTGAGGACGTTGGTGTATTCCTAGATAACCCTGACTATATGAGTCTTGACAAGTTAAAGGAAACTTATAATTTGTTAGAGAGTCTACGTGATCTCAAAGACCCCATGGATAAGAAGAAGGAAGACCGAAAACTTACCAAAGAACTACGGTTGAAGAAAGAGGTAGAAGTTATGAGACGTGTAGGAAGAAATCTCTTACGTTACTGTCGTGATCAGCAGATCTATGTACCATCCACTTGACCAATTTCCAGCACAATAAGA